CATCTGCTTTAGCTCTAAAAGGATAACCATTTAATATATCGAATCCTGGTTGTTCGAATACTGCATCTCTTGTTAATTCCTGCCATATATCATTTTGCAATAAAGCATCTACAGTATACATTGCTTTGTCATATTCTTTTCTAGTAAATACAAATTGTGCACTACCAACTTCAGCAACTTTTTCTTTATATTTTTTTGTTGCTGCTGATTGTACTTCAACTATGTGACACAGTGAATCTAATTTCTCTGGTTCTAACGCAGCTAAATGAATTAATCTACCCATTTTAAATGCACCTGAATCTGACTTATAGTTTAACGATCTTGCATAACTTTTAGGAGAATCCATTAAAGCTTTTATTGCTGATGAACTTAATGCATACTTTCCTAGTTCACCATAATAAAAACTATCATCATACATTTTCTTTAATAGTTGTGGTTTGTCCCACACTTTACCATTTAATAGTTTTATTTTTTCTGCTCTACCTGCTTTTGCATTTATACTTTTTAATTCATCAACACTTATCCAACAAGTATCGTCACCATGAAATGAACCATTGAGACTAACATGTAAAGCATGTATTTGATCTGATGTTGTAAATTTATATGAATCATCATTTATTTTAACTTCTAATCCATCTTTAGCCCATTCTTTAAATCCTATCTTAGGGGTTGTGAATGTTACGTGTTTCCAGGTTGGTTTTTTAGTTACTAATCTCATACTATTTATCTTTTACAAATGTTCCATTTACCATATTTCCAGTTCTATTGCTGATTTCACCATAGGCAGAATCAATACAATATTCAATACTGACACCACCCAAATGGGCAAGATTGGTAAGTACCACAACGGCATCACCAATAGCATCAACAAACTCTTCCTGATTGTTATCAAGTACGGCTTTTGCGAGTTCACCTGTTTCTTCATATAATTTAATTAATTGTGTTTTAGTATCTCCTTTATCGTAAATACCTCTTTGTTTTGCCCATTGGCGTATTAACTCAAATTTATCCATTTTTTTGGTTTTTAAATTCACATGTTGTAGGGTCAAAATTAGAACGACCACATAAAGGGTATAAATGCGTGTAATATTTCTCTCCTTTCTTAATTTTTTTGTTTTTAAATACAATATCTTCTGTAGCAACATGATGTTGTCTACCACAATATCCTACAATTTCTCTATCTGGTTTTTCTATATTAATAGATCCCATGTATTTTCCTTCTTGCATATATTCTACAAAATATCCGAATATATCGTAACGTATGTTTCTGTATGCGTTCATAATTATTATTATTTATTTGTCAAATATATAAATAACTTGTTAATAAAAAAAATATTTTATACTTTTTTTCCATAGTGTCTTTCGTATATATGTAAGTTTTGTGCATAATGTGTATAAAAACCTTGCTTAGATTCTAAAGCATTAGCTACTAATTCGTGTAACTTTAAAAAACAATATGCATCATTACAAAATCCAAACCACAAATCATTACTACGCATTATTACTGTCATGTGTAATTTGTCTGAATCTGGAGTGTAATAAAATTGAATTGATAAAGTGCATGGTGTATCTTTAGAATACTCAGAATGTTCTTTACCGTCATATATAGATAATACTGCACGTCGAGAATACTTATCTCTCTGAAGTTCTTTAATTACATACTGCAATTGGTCATTACGATTCCATTGCCAACCATAATTAGAATTCACATAACCTCTCTCATCCATGTGATTATACCATATTTTGGCAACTTTTGCTATTTCACTAGCATCACGGTTTTTAGATAAGTACCATTCCCATTCTTTTTCAGCATAATCTTGTTTGAATTTACGCCAAGGAGTTTTAACTATTTTTTCAGAAGTATCTACAATAGTAAAAATCTGATTGTATAAAGCTTTTGTGCCATTACCTGATTCTATTTGAGAATCTAATTTGTCATAATAATATTCAAATGCTTCTGTTATTGTTTCAAATTGCCACATACGTTTTCTTTTTTTATTGAATAAATATAATCATTTTTATCTTTAAATTTAAATATTTTTGAATTATCGTTTAATTTAAATTCACCTAAGTATTCTCCTTTTAATGTTTGTCCTGCAAAATTAAACAAGTACATTTGATGTTTTTTCATTTATTATCTCTTTAATTCTACTATCAAATTTGTCTTTGTTCCAAGCTTGTTTGAAAATCGCTTGTCTTTGTTGTAAAGCATACTCATCTAATTCATTATCAGATAAAGATTCAATATGCTTATATGGTAAGCCTAAAGCTTTTAAGTCATTTAATGATGTAAGAATAATTGATTTTTGCAATGCAGAATAAACATATCTAATTCTGAACCAACCACTACCAGAGTGTGGATATTCAGGACAAAGAATTACCCTATATTTTCCACATTCATTATATACATCTGTTTCAGTATCTAATTTTATAGAGTCTTTTATTGATTTTGCACCATAATAAACAACAGGCCAAGTTAAACCCATTTTTTTAACCCATCTTCTATGGTCAACTAATGATGCTAACATATAAGCTTTCTTTTTTTCCTGTGGTTCTGGTCTCAAATTTACATTCCAATTTTCTAATACATAAGGAGATAAATCTAAATTGTATATGTTTTTTGATTTTATTATTTTTCTTACTATATCTTTATTACCCCAATCAAATGCTGGAATTAAAGCATCATAAAAACCATTAGAAAGTTTTTTAATAATTTCTTTTGCTATATCAACATCAAAATCAGGATTGTCTACACCACCATAAAAATGTTTTCCATTACTCCATTTTTTAGCAATACTTTTTTCTAATACACCTGATTTTAACATTCCTTTAAATGATTTCATATTGGATTCTATTTTCCAATCTTCGTAAAAAACTAAGGAATTGGGTATTTTATGTAAAGCATATAATGAATTAAAAATATCTCCACTATAATTATTACTACCAAAACATCCTACACCTACAATAGCTATATCATATTCTGATAAATCTTCACCCCATTGTATTTTTTTTCTGTCTACTATATAACCTTGTTTGCGTAATGAGTTACAAATAATAGAACTATCATCAATTCTTTTTACTCTTGCTCTTTTCCAAGCATTATCATCTGTTTGTTTAGCTGTTGAGCCTGTAAATAATATTTTCATTTTCCTGTGTTATAATTATTTAATGCACCTAAATATGCTACAGCATCTAATAAATTATCTTCTTTGTGATTATAGGATTGTCTAGATAGTTTCAAAGCCACAAGACACATATACATATCTTGAGGAGTTAATTTTTTACCTGTTGCACCTGAAGCAATCATTGCTGCTCTTTCCATACCTTCGCTAAAAGGTCCATACATTCTTTCTTTTTCTTGAGAACGTTTGTTAATTATCTTATTTGCTTTTTTTAATATATTCATTGGTTATATGGATCAAGTTTTTCTGTTATTCTTTCTGCTATATCATCAATAGCTTTACTACTCATTACATTCAATATACATATTCCGTTTAATCTTACGGAAAATATTTCAGTATATGCTGAATCACCTGGATGGCCACTCATATCTGAGTAATACATTACCATTGGTTCTTCTTCATAATATTTAAAGTCAACCTCGACTTCTACATCTTCATCTTCGATTAAATGTATAAATATTGTTTCCATTTGTTTTGTTATTAATTGTTATTTGAATTACAAATATATCAATAACTTTTCAATAAAAAAAATATTTTTACTGTTTTTTTCTAAATTGTACAGCACAAACAGCTAATCTTTGGTTAACATTAGGGTATTCTTTAACCATAACATTATTACTCATACATCTTTGTATGAATTCATTTTGTTTTTCATTTTTTTTAGGAGTTGGAATTGGCATTGTATTCTGTTTTAAGTTTTTCAATATATAAAGTTGCATCCATTAATTCTTCCTGTAGATGTTGTAACCACTCTATAAAGGTCAAATCATTTCTTTCTAATGTTTTACCATATTTTTCTTTACCTTTTTTAGAACGATTAGCATAAGATGTTTTAACGTTTTCAACTATAGAATCTTTTTCATAAGTACTATTAGAAACATAACCACCTTTTTCTAATAATTCAAAATATTTACTAACACTATCACTCATTATCTCTAATTTTTTTTAATGATTTTATTGCTCTTAACTTAGCTGTTCTTTCTATTTCAAGTTTTCTTTGTAGAACTAAAACCTCTTGATTAAGCATATTTGTATGCATATACATTTCATTAAAGGCTTTAATAATATTGCTTGCTTTTTTTCTTTTTTGGTCTTTTGATTTTTTGAACAACTCTAATAAAATGGTACCAACATAATTAAAGTTTGCTTCGTAAGCTTGTTTTTGAAATAGTGTCATAAATATTCGTTGTATATTTTTTTCAAATCTAATACAATTTGTCTAACACAAGTATTACAAGAACTAATTTTCTTTTTAGCATTAAATATTCTATTGTATATTTTTACAAAATCTCTTTGATTTTTTAATGTTACAATACTTGTTTTTCTATTAAACCATTCGTGTAAAAAATTAAATTCCCATTCATCTAAACAATTGGGTTTTGCATAAGGAATTAATTTATTTAGTTTGTCTTTTCTTTCATCACAACCACAATCTTCTCCTGCTAGAAATTTAACAGCTTTTTTAATACCAGTAGCTTTTGTAATTTTTTCTACTGTATCACCTAACCCTTGTGATTTTGCATCATAATTTTTTTTCCATTCTTTATAAGCTTTTGTACGCTTATCTCCTTTAAATTCTTTCATAATCTCCATTTAAATAATCATCATAATCTTCATCAAATCTTTCTTTTATATCTAATTTACATTTTTTTAATGTATTGAAAATGCTAACCCAACTTATACCAGTTTCTTTAGCTATTTTTCTTATACTCATATCAGTGTCTCTATATAGTCTAAAAAGTTTTTTATCATACCAATGCCATTCATCTACGTATTCATCAATTAATTTAAAAACCTTATCAAATGCTTCTTGTTGTTCTAAGTCTGAAATATACTCAATTTGAACATCGTCGACATTTATTTTATTTATTTTGTTTTTTGCATTATAATATTGATAATATAAAGATCTTAATGTAAAAAATACATAACCACTACTAACTTTACCGTTTTTTATTATATTTTCTGGTTTTGCATATTTATGTAGTGTTAAATACATTTCTTGTACAATATCTTCTGCATAATCATATTCTCCAAATGAATTAACTATTCTAATCCAATGGTTATGATTTTCTGCTACTATAGAAAGCCAATTACTATTCATTAAAGTTCAAAAGTTCGTTTACTTTAGTTTTATTGTGGTGTAAAATATCAACTCCTAAAAATTCAAACCCGACATTATTTCTTACCATTCTTAGTCTTATTGGTTCATCAATTGGAGTTGGTCTTCCACCTGTTTCTACTTCCTTTACTTTTCTTACGTGAATATCTGAGAACATCCATTCTGTTGGATGCTGTGTATATCTATGTATTGTGAAAACATCATCTGCTCTATTACCCCATTTACCGCCACCTTCGACATCAGCCATACTTGGTGGTTGAGGTAGTCCAGCATAATCATGTTCTTTTGTGTGTACTCTTCTTAAAGCTTCAGTAACAGCGTGAGTATTTAGCCAAACTGA